TTGCAACCTTAGCACCTAGTATGTTAGATTCCACCCACCCTGCTTCAGATCAGCGCACTTCTGGTTTGTATCTCCAGTCTGGGGGTGTCTCCAATATGGAGATGTCGTCCAAGGTTGTAGGAGAGAAGTTTAGATCAGTTAAGCAATTGATGATGGTACCCGATTGGCATGTTTTTGATGCAGCCAATACTTCTATTACGGATTTTTGGCTATTTCCCTTCTTCCGCAAGTTTTACGTACCGTCTGTCACAGGCACTACTCCATTGCCTGATTCGTCACAGGCATTGTATTATGGAGGTAAAGTAGGGCGTGTGCTCGACATGTATGCATTTTGCAATGGCTCAACTTTATGGACCATTACCCATGATGCACCCAATTCGAGCTACGTTGGGTTGTCTGTGATCCAGCGTGGTAACGATGCAGGTACCAGCATTACTGATGTGGCCAGCATTTACAACAGAGATTCTGTTGTGGATAGCGGTTTTAGGATGCTCACCAACGACAGCACACTACGTGTTGTTGTACCAGCGTATAGCAAACTTTCTCGTATTTCACAGTCGGTTTTTAATTGGGCAGCAGGATTTATTGGTACGGCGTTGTCTTCCACCGTTAATTCCACTATAGCCAGAGCTGGTGTGCTGAATGTTATGTTGGCACGCATTAGGAACACGAGTGGAGCAGCTGTGAGAGTTTCAGTTGGAAGAGCAGCAGGAGACGATGCGTATTGTTCACAATTTATCGGTCCGCCATTGTGTTGTCTGTTCCAGTCAACAAAAGCCACTTCACCAAATCCTTCGCCTTCCAATTTTTAGAGTCTTTCTTAAGACGGGTTCGTAAAACCTTCCCTTCCTTGGGTAAATTGAACTGTTTAACGTTTCTAGCATAGTTAGCTGGAAAAGAAGGCCAGCAACTCCCTGCTAGGGGCGTTCACAGGCTTCTGTTTATACAGTGCCTCCTGTGAAAGACAGGTTTTTAAAGCAGAAAAACGATCTGCGGTTGCACTTTGTGCAATGTATACATGTATTACGTGTATCCATGGAATTCCATATTCGACCGTAGGTCGATGTCCATTCTGAA